GTTGGGGTTGAACCTCTCAAGTCGGTTGTCGACAAGGTGGCCAATGTTGGATTTGGCCGTGTTAACGACGAATTAACCCATAGGTTAATGGCTAGGCACGCCGTTAAACATTTAGAGGACACTGACCCTGCTAGTGATACCCTACACGAGCAGGTGGTGTCAGCACATCACTGGGCTAGACGCATTGGAGTGTTGTCAGTCTGGTCGTGGAGCTGGCATAGGGTAGTAACTTCCTGGCTAGAAGCATTTACGTTCAATCGAACAACTTCAACCAGATTATTACTGTTTGCAGGACTGGGGATTCTGGCAACTACCAAGCTGGATGAGATGCAAAAGCCAGCCGCCTACGTGTGGCAAGGCTTTGTATCAATCCTTAAAGACTATCGCATGAGACCAGGCCAAATGGTTAAATGCCATGACATTTTGGATAACCTTGGGGCAATGATACATGAGAAGGTCAATTTGCCTGAAATCAAAGATGTTCTAGAGTTAATGGACCCCAATAGTCTTGGAAATATATGGGTTGCTGTGATAGCTGAAGAGGTGTTCAAGCATCTACCAAGGAAACTTGGTCTCCTATCCACTATTGGTATCGTGGCTGTGGAAAGTGCTTGCACACCTGCTCATGAGAGGGACCAATACCTTCCTACAGCTGTCATGCACCTAACAACACACTTAATGCCATTTTCCTATGGTGCGTTGTTTCATTACACGTGGAATTTGATTGCATTGGGTGTGATTGACTTGCGGTTTGATCCCTCGACGATATCAATAAAGCATGGTTCACTTCTACACACCGCCTGGTCAGTGATGTGCACAGCTGAGCCACAACCTTTACCAGGGTTGTGCTGGGCACAAACACTGGAGATTTTGAAACCATTGTCTACTCAATTCTGGTACAAGAGTAAAATCAATGAAAAGGGCTGCACCCTAGACCGGAAAGTTTGGCCAGTAGGCCCAAATATTTTTGGTGTTTTTCCGATGGTCTGGCACACATGCGTGCATAATGAAGAAGCTGCATTATTATCACGTGTGGGTAATGGGCTAGCGCCATGGGATGAACGTCCAGTCCAGAATCTCAGGATGTGGCGTAGAGTGTTCAAGTGGTCTTGGTATTTCGACCATTCTCTATACGAAACCATACGTGATTATATGGGATTCTATGATGATGATGCAGAGTTCAGATCATGGAATGCACAGTATCCTCTTGGCCAACGAAGGAAAAATCTTAGAGCCTTGGAAGATATACAGTCAGGAAATATTCGTTCTAAGGATTGGCGTATAAGGGCTTTCATCAAGGTTGAGAGAATTCCAATAGAATTGGAATCCCTGATTGATAAGGTAAAAGTTCCACGCTTGATTCAAGGTCGTTCAGATATAGCTAAAGTTATAGCTGGCCCTTGGCTCAATCGTTTTGGTAAGGCATTAGCATATTCTTGTCAATTAGATATAACCACAGCTACCTATGGTGGTGGTCTAAATATTGCTGATTTAGGCCGGTGGGCGACAGAGGCTGAGCTAGACGGCCTGACCCCACTAGCCTTTGATGGTAAGCGGTGGGATTCATGTATGGGGCCTGGGCAATTAGAGTTTCTTAGGAAAGTTTATAAGAAAACTGGTTGTCCGGATGATGTAATGACATTTTTAAATGCACGTTCTGGTTGGATATCTGGTGTTACATCCAGGGGTATTAAATACTCAAGGTTAGCTCAGGTGTCTAGCGGGGATCCTGATACATCATGTGGAAATAGTTTGATTAACATGATTGGATGGAAGTTTGTTTTAGCTCAGATCCTAAACAAAGAGACATTTGAGTCTTGTCGTATTCTAGTTATGGGTGATGATAGCGTAATTGCTGTCCCTAGTTTTGTAGTTCCCACAGTAAGAGCATGCGCGCCCGAGCTGTGGCGTGGGCTAGGCGTGATTATGGAAGAATCACTTTTTAGCGGTAATTGGAATATAGTGGAATTTTGTTCAGGCCACTTTTGGCAGATTAATGGGTTGCGAATCTTTGGTCCTAAACCTGGCAGAGTCATTGCAAAAACATTTTGGTGCTTACACAACTACACCCAAAGGAAGCGTAAGAAATGGTTGCGAGGACTATGCCAAGGACTACAGCTTATATCCAACCACGTTCCCATTCTAGGCAGCCTGGTCCGAAGATTGCTTCTATTGTTAGGACCAGGAAGAGCTATTAGAGATGAGAGCGAGCTGCCATGGTTTAAGTCAGATAAAATTTACAAACCTTCAACCACGGCACAGCAACAATTGTCAGAGATATCTGGATTGTCGTTGCCGAAAATTATGTTAATGGAGCTTGAGGCAAGTGGAATTGTCAGCATTAATAAGCAATTCAAAGGTGAACATTGGAGCTCACTGTTTCAATCTTCAGAAGCACCTTTTTGAGTACACAACCTCGACGGAAGTACCGACCGGTAGCACTTTACACCTATTAGCGCAGGTGCCGTGTAGTGAGCTTGTGGTGGTCCAGAAGCCACCCCCTGGGGGAAATAATTCAG